CAATAACCTTATTGATATACCATATTTCGTTAATCCACCTGGATCGTTTTTATCATCACTTAATCCGCCCTCGTGACTTAAAACAAACTTCACGGCTTCATCAAATCGGTTCTCAGGCAATATTATAGTATTCATGATTAATCCTTATCTGACATATTGCAATTTTTCTTATCTTTATAAAGATTCGAATCAAATAACAGTGTATATAAGTATAGTTTATATGATGACAAAGCATTTAAATTATTTTCACGGAGAGCATAATAGAGAACGCTATCAATTTCCGAGCGACTTATATGTAAATAAAAAAAATGTTTGCATTGTATATACAATTGTATTACAATTCAATGTAAAAGAAATAATGGAGAATTTATGTCTAGTATCATGACTATTCGTATTAAAGAAAAAACTCTAAATCAAACTGATCGTTTAAAAAAATGTTTTGAAGCCCCAAGTAGATCGGATGTTATACGAAGAGCTATAGAATTGAGTGATGCTTTAACCGATGCGATCCAACATGGTGATAAGATTATTATTGAAAGTAAAAGAGGACGACGTGAAATAATTTTGCCTGGATTAAAACATGATAGATAACATTCAAAAGAACAATGATGACGACAAAATAAAGTCTGGTTATATTGATAATCAGACTTAGCGAAAAAAAGACATCGTCCGTGAGTTATTTTTGTTCAATTTTTATTAAGAAGTATTTTTAGAATTTCAGGATTAATATCGCTTTTCGGAGGATATTTTATGCAGAGACATTCTTTTACTAATCACCCAGCAAGTTAATGTTCATCGAATGTCTAGCGTAATATATCTTTTTTTTATTCATTAATCAATTAAAAATATATGAGGATACGATTAGTTACTTATGAGTTTAAGTAATTCAAAATAAATTGGCGCCGTCATTTGGCGATGAAAATCATTAGGATTTGATTTAATACCTTCTTTTGAATATTTAAATTTCATATCATCTAAATAAGTTAGAATTATTTTTTTAGATTCAGGATTTAATAAATTTTTACCAGTGGCTTTATATCCTATAATTAATGGGCCAAAAAAATAACCATCTAAATCAGAATCATTTGCTTTTTTAAGCTCGTCAACAATCGATTGGATATAAATTGATTGCAATTCTTTAGATATAAATACCAATTTGTATTTAATAATGATGGATGCTTGATGTGTAGTGACAACTAATTGATTATCAATTTTATCAACGTTGTTCAATATTTCTTCAGGTGTATGTGTATCTATAAAACCCATCGTAGCCCAATTAGCGCGAAGTTGATTAAGTTTTTCACTTATTAATCCATGAAAGAAATTTCTTAACAATTCTTTATCATTAATATTAGGATGTTGTCTTAATTCTCCTTGTACATGATACATAAGTCCACTTACGACTTTATTTTTTACTTCTTCATTATTAGTTTCATTATATAATTTGATTAAATTTGAAACTAAATTTATTTCATTTCCCTTTGATGTGATTTTATCTATCATAGCGCCGCGTTTTACTTCATTAAGGTTTTCATCGAATGCAAATCGCATATATGCTGAATTAGTTGAAATATAATTATTTGAAGATTTTATAGGTGTGTTCATTATTGTTTGAAATTTCTCAAAAGACATTTCATTAAGATCTTCAGAAGTTACATTGTCTAAAGATTGATTTTCTAAAATTTCTGATGATTGTATGGATAATTGTGTATTAAATCTTTCATCATTAAAATAAGGAAAAAAATTAAATAAAGTTCTTGGAAGCCATATTCGACTAGGCATTGTATCTATTCCTTGGCTAAAATAAGCCCACCAGGCATAAGTATCACAACGCCATCGTCCTGTAACAAATATTGCTCCAGTGTTAGGATTTCCCTCGCCAATTCTATAATCGGTATTTACAGTATATTCACTAACCCACCATCGTTGATGATTTGCTTCTACTAAAGCTTTATAACCATGATTTGGACTTGGTACTACTCCATATTTACTACCCCAATATTTAGATCTTCTTTTAAAATCATTTATAGTATTAATTTGACCTATAACAGGTTCTCTAAGAACTTCTATGACTAAATCAGCAACCTTTGACATGCCACTTGGGTCATACATTGACCTTGTAGCAATTCCAACGTGACCTGCCCACTTCACCCCTGGAATAATCAATTCTCTTCCTAAAATATCTGAAGGAAATATTTTTTTAGCATTTATGAATGGTGATACGGTTGACAATGTAATACTTAAACCAATCAATAATAATTTTTTATTTTTCATTTATAAATCCTTATTTAAAGAATAGGCATAATACATTTTATAATTTTAAATGAAAAATTTTTATTTCAATTTTATCTATTGATGGGTCAGTATGATTATTTTATAATCATATAAAGCCTAGGGTCATTACCGAAAAGCCGTCTACTCAACGGCGTGGCTTTATTATTCAATGAGTCGCATAGGAGTATGAAATGTCGCATAACAAAATAAATAAGTTCAATTACGATCATGAAGTTCGCATCACTATTTTAGAAAACTCAATTATTAATATAAATAATCTTTTAATAAAATTTGATCAGCGTTTTGACCAACTTGAAAATAAAATAAATGATTTAGATAAAAAAATTGATAGTAAATTCAATGAGTTAGATAAAAAATTTGATGGCAAAATCAGTGATTTGGATAATAAAATTGATATTAAAATCAGTGATTTAGATAAAAAATTTGATATTAAATTTAGTGATTTGGATAATAAAATTGATATTAAAATCAGCGATTTAGATAAGAAAATAGATTCTAATTTCAAATATCTTATGGGGTTTATGATTGGAGGCTTCTCAAGCATATTAGGTTTATTGGCTCATAGTTTTCATTGGATATAAACATGTCACATTCAAAAAAATCAGATTTTCATTATGGCGAAGAGACAAGGATAGCTCTTTTAGAACAATCTATTGATAATATCAATGAAACTTTGAAACGTTTTGAGAGTAGATTTGATAAAATAGATGAAAAATTCGACAAGATAGATAATCAAATCGATTCTAATTTCATATGGATGATCGGATTTATGATCGGAGGATTTTCCAGCATTCTTGGATTACTTGCTCATAGTTTTCATTGGATATAATTATGTCACATTCAAAAAATAAGATTCTCAATTAATTAAATAAAGCCCCTTTCGGGGCTATGATCACTTCCCAACGGACTAAGCAATTGTTTGAGAGAATTTTAACATAATACCGTAAAAATCATAATCACTGGTTGCTGAATTATCAACAGTAAGTTCTAAAACATATTTACTATCGGCAGTAATATCAAATCCTGGTGTTGTTATCGCAATATTGGTTGCATAAGGATTTGCATTTGTAGCAGTAGCTAACGATCCTGTTAAAGCAATTGCAGTGCTACTTACTGCAACATTATTCGCATAAGCAATCCTATCTAATGTTAATGTATGAGCATCAAGAGCTAATGTAGCAATAGAATAAATAACATCAAAACTGTCTAGTCTAAATCCTTTGTCTGAAGCTATACGAATCATCGGTGTAATATCAATACCGATAATAGTAGTATCGTCAGCAGCCGTATGACGCGCAACATAATTTCCTTGCGCTATTCGTGTTATTGTCCATGTTCCAGCGGAATATAAAAGCACACTATTAAGTCCAACAAATTCTTGCATTGATAAAATGTTGGCGGCGCCAGTGTCTAATAAGAAATTTGCTGTAGCAGAACCCGAATCAGGTATTGTTATAACCTGTGCTTGAGCTTGTGCTATTGCGTTACTAATTAAAGTTCCGAAATCTCCAGTAGCATTGACAGCAGCACTTAATCCTATTGATCCACTAGTTGCAGTTGTAGGATAGGCTTTTATAAGACCAACAAATCCACCTGTTGTTAATCCACTAGAGATCGAACCTCCATCAACTGCAAATGATCCTAAATTTATATGTTGTACACCACCACTTACTAATCCAGATAAAATAAAATTACCAGTTGCACCGCCTACGTCTGGAATTGTGATTACTTGAGTTTGGGCTTGAGCTGTTGAATTTGATATAGTTGTTCCGAAATCTCCAGTAGCATTGACAGCAGCTTGAAGTTCTATCCAACCACTTGAGGCGGTAGTTGGAAAAGCACTAATAAGACCAACGAATCCTCCCGTATTAATACCAGATGCAATCGATCCAGCATCAACTTGTAATCCACCACTTGTTATATGTTGTGGTGATAATGAAGATCCAGATAAAATAAAATTACCAGTTGCACCGCCTACATCTGGAATTGTGATTACTTGAATTTGAGCTTGAGCTGTTGAATTTGATATAGTTGTTCCGAAATCTCCAGTAGCATTGACAGCAGCTTGAAGAGCTATAAATCCTTTTGATCCTGTTGTAGGGAAAGCTTTTAATAGTCCTACAAATCCACCAGCAGCTAAACCACTCGTTATCGAACCGGCGTCAACTTGCAGCGAGCCAACAGTAATATTTTGGGTTCCTGTTTTTTTCGATAGAATAAAATTAGCTGTTGCGCTTCCTGGATCTATAATGCTAATAACGGAGGCTTGACCCATTGCAGCATTGCTTATTGTAACGTTTGTATTACCAGTATTTGCAACGGCTGCTAGTATTAATGCGCCTTTATTAGCGGACGAAGGATAACTTAAAAGAGTTCCGGCTGTACCTGTTATTAAACCAGCTTGTATATTTCCAGCATTAATTACATTAGCAGGCGCAGAGGTTAAAGTTCCTAACGCATCTGAAAAGTGAGCTAAATAATTAGCTATCGTTGGGAGAACAATTTCACCAGGACTATTAATAGGAACTAAAGACCAGTATGGATTTACAAAAGATACCTCCAGCCAACCAACTTCTGTAATCGATGATGAAGGGGTAGGCTTTGTAGCAACAAGGCACATATCAGATTCGCTAAAACGAAATCCTTGTTGCATAATAGTATTTAAATATCCAGTCGCAGTGACTTGAGCTAAAGTATCATTTGTATTTATATAAACAACTCGAGGAGTGACCCCGACTAGACCCAAATCAACGGGCTGAATATTTAAAATTGGCATGATTATGTCCTTATATAAGCCATTAATTTATTGTAACTGTGAACTAGTTCCTTCTTGTGTCAATTCGGTGGAAATCATAACAGGTTCAGATAAATCTTCACTTGATATCAATTGAGCACTTTGTACCAATTGAATTAACTGAAATACTTCATTGTAAGGTCTTGAAGCTAAATATTGTAAAATAGCATTTAAATGTTCTGTTTTAATTTTGTGCATCTTTAATCTCCATATTATAATTATCTGCGTCTTCGCGCATAAATATTACCATAACCGGACAAAGTGGAAACACTAAATGTTACTGATGCTACTAAATAAATTGTAGTCGTTGAGGAAGTAGGAACAAGAACACGGGTTTCTGGTATTCCCAAAACAATGGCCTCAGCCGCAGCACTTATAAACCCAGTTTGTGAACTATAAGAAGTACCAACAGCAGGCGTAGTGGCCAATGTATCTGTTGTGCTATTGATACTTCCTTCTATTTTTGTTGTGATTGTACCACCATCTGGAGCTGTCCAAATTGAACCCCATACATCCCAGTCACCAGACGTTAATGTAATTGACGTAATATTTTTAGCTGTAGCTGTAACTAATGAAACTTTTGAACCAATTAAAATTATACTACTAATTAATTCTCCTATCGATCCTGCATCGGCATTATTATTAGTAGTTGTTCCTATTATTCCTGCTGTTTGTGATAGTGATAAGGAACCTGTTAATGTCATATTTGTAATAGTAGTCATAAATTTATATCCTTAAGCAATAACTAATCCAACAGCGCTTCCTAATACATTTATAGTTGAAAAAATTGTATAACATCCTGCGCTTGCTGATGTTGTTTGAGGATTGATAGTAATATTAACAACTTGTGGATCTGTATTAGGTTCCGCACCATTTCTTACAATAGTAGTTGCACCACTAATTGCATTTTGTGCACCGCCAGCTGTTGTAGTTGTTGAAACAAAATCAGCCCCAGCTAATGAATCAAGTACAACATCCGATCCAGAACCATTTCTCGCTATAGAAAAATATTTTTTTTGTACAAATGATGTACCAATATTTCCTGCTACAGCAGCTCGTGAGTTAATAATAAAACATTCAATACCAATAAAATAATTTCCCGCTGGTACTGTTATTTGCAAAAAAATTGCAGGAGTAGAGGAAGTAGAAGATTTTGCAATTTTATAAACACTTCCTGGAGCTGTTCCAGCTCCATTATCCGTTAAATAAGTAGTAATTCCACTTGAACTATTTGCTATACCTGATGTAAATCCAGTAGTACCAGTAATTGATCCAGTAACAGAAATTGACGCCCCAATTGTATTTCCAATACTTGGAATACCACCAGCACTTGTTACTAATAAACCATTATTAGCTGTTGCCAATCCTGCAATTGTATTAGCCCCACTACTATATAATAATTGATTAATTGTTGTTGAATTTAAACCAGTTCCACCAGATTGAACCGGTAAAGCATTTGCTAATGTTACTACTTGAGACGAGTTTATAGTCAAAGCTAAAGTAGTAACACCAACTGTATTTGTAGTAAAAATCTCTAATTTAGCAGGAATAATACCAGAAGCTATACCGGCTGTAGCACTAACTTTTATCACTGCCGCTTCATTAAATGCTGCGCCATCATCACCATAAAATGCTGATTGTCCTAAAATGTCATTATTATTAACAGCTGAAAATGAACCTATTGTTGTACTTCTACTTTTAAAATAATAGGTTGTAGGGCCAGATGCAGAATTTTCGAATGTTCCATATGCGATCTGAGCATTTCTATTATCGTGTGCTATATTTAATAAAGCATTAGGCGTCCAAGTAGAATTTCCAATTTTTATATTTCCACTTCCATTGGGTATTAAATTAAGGTCTCCATTTGTATTTGTAGTAATTATATTATTAGTCGCTAAATTTATATTACCTGAAGTTGTCGCTGTAAATGAGGGCGAACTTGTTGTTGTTAAAGCTTGATCTGCAATACTATTTGATATAGTCATGATTCAAAATCCTTTTATACAATAGTAAATCCAGTTGTTACCATTGAACGTGCTACCCATGTTGTATCCGCTACAGTACAAATAACTTCTATACAATCATATTGTTCAGCCGATGTAATGCTCGTTCCAGCAGAAGCTGCAAGAACTTTAACAGTTTGTCCTGCTCCAGGTTTTAATATCCATCCACCAGCGCCATTTCCAACAATAGCCACAATGGAACCAGCAGGAGCAGTAACCGGTAAAGTAAAAGTAACTTGTGCAGCGTCAGTAACATAATATCCTGTATTAACAACAGCTGGAACAGGAGTCGCAGGAGCAGCAAGCCAAGAACCTAAACCACCTGATAATATGGTGATAGAACCAGCGCCATTTAATATCGATATACCAGCACCAGCATTTAGAACACCAAGGGTTGGAGTAGCACCAGTGGAACCAATCAAAACTTGACCATTGGTCATTGAAGCAGTCCATGCTGGCACACCAGTTGGATTAGTTATCAATGTAGCACTATTTGCTGTTGCTAAACCTGTTATCGTATTAGCACCATTTGAATATAATAAATTACTTGCTAAAGTTGTTGCTGGATATGTAGCCGTAGACCAAGCAGGAGCAGAATTTGCACCAGATAGCAATACTTGATTAACAGTTGCTGTGCCAGATAATATTGCACCAGCTGTTGCTGTACTATAAAAAATACCGCCGTTATTAGCTGTTAAGGCAGCACTTGTTCCACCTTGTGCCAGGCTTACAGGTAAACTAAGAGACTGCATAGTAAATATTTGAAATTGAATCGCTGTTGTTCCCATAATAAATGGGCCTGGCGCAATTTCTTGATATGCAACACCTGCATTCAATGTCCCACGATTTACTAGAACGACATCATATTGTATGACTTCAGCGGCTTGGTCATAATCCAAAGCACGTGTTAATACCCAGTTTGTAGAGCCGCTACCGATATTTGATACTCTATAGATTCCATTTTGTAATCCAGCAACTTGATTTTTAACTAACACTCTGTCATTGACAGCCAAAGCTATACCATCAATAGACAATGCAGCTTGTACACCTGAGTTTGTTAATGTAGCGCCTACACCTAGTACCCCATTTGCATAAACAGCCGTTAATGCTACAGTTGTCCCAACAACGCAAGATGATAATGTTCTTAATCCTAATGCTTCAATATAAAAATTAAACTCATCGGCGCGAATATATTTTTTAGTAGTTCCAGTAGTAGCGCTACTTGTATCTAATGGGTCTGTAGCTGGTGTCTCATCAGTTCCCTGTGGTGTCCCTGTAGTTAACTGACTAATTTTAATTTGTGCCATATCATCACTACTCCGTTGTGATAAAATCACCATCCTCTGTTAATATAAACTTCCCATCTTCTGTAATTAATTCTTTTGTTACAGCCGGTGAAGTTCCATCGCCTAACTGATTTCCAGCTACAAATGGGGACACAATCAAAGGATTGTCTTTTACATTCATCCCCAAAGGCGTATTAAAAATAGCCATTTCAATTCTGATATGGTTGTATAACCTGAAATTCGATACTGACTTGCGGGCTAAAATCATCGCTTGTTATCACGCTAATCGTATCTCCAGCTTTTACAGACCTTGCACTAGGATTCAAAGACGAGGTTGAAGAAGCAAACGCACCACCTGCTACTGAGGCTGTTGTTGTAAAATCAACCCATACACTAGAACCTGGCGTATAGCTAAAAATTGCTATCCAATTTGGATAATTAACAGGAACTGTGCAGCTTTGAGCTACATTCTTGGCTAATGTTGTGGCTTTAATATCATAGGTCGGCATAATTCCAAAGCCATTATAGCCTCCTATATCTTTTGTCATGTTAAATTTTATTGACATGTCTAATCCTAAGGTGGTGGTTCTATTCCCATTCTTGCATCAACAGCATAATGATAATTAATTCCAGCTGAAGCCCTTGAAACAGTAAGTCCTGCTGCTGTATTTATAATTAATGGCAATGTCGTTGAAGCATCAAAAGTATATCTTTTTGTTGATGATGATAAGGTATTCCAACCACTACTTATAAGCGTATCAGCAGTACCTATAGTGGCGCCACTGCCTCCAACATTGATAGCAAATGCTCTTACACGTACTTGCGCAGTAGTTCCAACTGGTCCTCCTGCTCCTGTTGCAGGATTAAATATACTAACAATTTTAGGAATTGCTCTTTTTATAGTTTGATAGTTTATTTCAAATACAGTAGGGTAGGCTTGATGATTAAGTGTTCCAAATAATGAAGGCATGGCAATATATTTAGCATTTTCATTAGTTATTGTTCCTGGTAATACTCCAATCGGATAACTTTTTTCATAGTAATACTGACATCGCTCTAATGTTTCATCAAATGTCAAAGGTGTTGCATCGAGTGCAAAATCATTAGGTATTAAAGATACTGTATCAATTTGAATTGAATCAGCCGTACCAGTCGATACCATTGAATCAATCGTATAGATAACCACTGCTAGTGTTTGGTCAGCTCCAGCTAATGCGGGCAACGTAAATTGATTAAATATGAAATTTTGATAACTTGACGTTAAGTAATAAACTGGATCGCTAAACGCTTGTATTTTAATCCATCCACCTGAAAATGATGGTTCTGCACCTGCTGCTGGAAGCCATGAGGCAATAGGATCGTTTTGAGCAACTTTATTTGGTAATGTAGGTTTATAATACAGTTGCATTTTAAATCGTATATTTGACGCATTACTAGTTGTTATCTTAGCTCTTACCATCGCCGATAAATTATTTCCCCACAATGCGTATAAATCATAAGGGTCGATATATTGCACAATTGCAAATTTATTATTAACTGTAACAGCCTGAACATTTAATGGATAATTATTAGCAGCAGTTCCTTGGCCAATTAAAATATTATTACCTGTTGCTGATGCAACATAATTTTGTTGTACCGCTATGGTTTGATCGCAAACATAAGCATTATCAGCTAAATTTGCAGGTGTAAAGTCACGAAATTGAAATGGATTAAGTCCAAATACCCATCCGGTTAAAATTGATTCTTTAGGCTGTAGCAATATTGAATCTTTGTAATAATGAAATAGATGGTCAATTTGTCTATTCGTTGATTGCTCTAAAAACTCTACACTTGAATTTTCATTTTGAACACCCGTAATCTGCACGCTACTAATTTGTACGTGAGTTAATGCTGGGAATATAATTTCTATATCTACATAGCCTGCTGGCGCTGGATTGTGATTATAAAATAATGGATTAGGTGTTGTTGCTACAGTTCCTGATATAGGAGTTAATTTTGTGTTTGGCGCATTGGTCCCTTGGCAAATTAAAAATGTCTGTGCTGTTGCCTGAGAAGGAACATATTCCATTTGAAACAATAATTGAGTTGCACTTCCAACATTGGCTGCTAAAAAATATCCTGAGATAAAACCATTGAGAAGAAGTCTAGGAGAAGCTTCTAAACGTTGTCTTAAGTAAATATCTGTGATACCTGCGGAATTTATATCTATCGCATAAGGTGGATTAGATGGAATCGTGTTATCAACAATTGCCACTTGTTTTACTGTAACAGAACCGGTACCGGTAGTAACAATTGTCCATCCTGGTGCTATTTCAGTTTCTTGATTTGTTCCTGATACGTTAAATACAGCAGCAGTCGTTACTGGGTCTGGAACAAAGCTAATTTCTACAAATTGAGGATTGCTTAATTCATTATCTGTTGATTCAAAGATATCAATTGGATTTTCATCGATAACAACATTAGGCGGTTGAGCTTCTCTGGTAAATTGTAATGCGCCCGTACTTATTGGTGGGTCAGCGGCATAAATTTCAATAAAGTATAGCTCTACAGTTCCAGGAGCGTCTTCATTTCCAGTGTATGGGAAGGCATAGACTTGAATGTCATTGCCGTTAATGTCTGCAAATGTTCCAACATTGGATAAAGTAATTTCTGAGCCGATATCAACAAAATGGTAGCTACCATCGGCTTGCAAAACTTGCTGGAAAACATCTTTTGAGACGGTACGATTATTATCTTTAAAGAATTTAACTTTACCCTGAGATAGTGGACTACCATCTAGTTTATTAACAAAATAGGTCTGCAATCCTTGGAATGGAATATATAAAGGGCTAGGCGTTTGTGTTGCATCTGTCATTCCACGGTTCCATGTGGACAGAATAATGATTAATTTTATACCTTAATAAATCCATTTGCTAGATTATATAGGTAATGAATTGATTAAATCGTTTTATAATTGTATAATGATTAATTAAAAAACACAATGATTAAACTTCTATGAAAGATGATTTGACTGAAAAATTTATAGAGCACGAAGTAGAATTACGTGTCCATGATGAAAAGTTTAAAATTTTAGAAAAGACGCTTGATAAATTAGACCATAAAATAAATTTTAATACAGGAATTATTATCACATCTATTATATTACCTGTGATATTACATAGGTTTGGTGTGCTATGAAAGATGACTTGACTGAAAAATACATTGAACATGAGATTCAATTACGTAAAGTTTATGAAAAGGTTATTAGATTTGAAAACAAAATAGAAACGAGAGTTGATAAGTTACATCGTAAAATTAATATTAGGACTGGGATTTTTGTAATAATTTATGTATTACAGATTACTTTACAAAAATTTGGTGTGCTATGAATAATGAATTGACTGAAAAATATATTGAACATGAAGTTCAATTACGTGTTCATGATGAAAAATTTACAATGATCGAAAGTCAGCTTAATAAATTAAATAATAAAATAGATAGGAATTTTGATGTCTTAGACAAAAAGATAGATAAAAGTTTTGAAATTTTAGACAAAAAGATAGATAAAACTGTTGAGCTTTTAGATAATAAGATAGATAAAGGTAATGAAAAACTAGATCATAAAATAAATTTTAATACTGGAATTATAGTGACAACTATTATTGTTCCTGTAATATTGCATAAGTTTGGGATTGTATGATTAATGATTTAATCAACATTAGCTATAATTGCTATCAAAATCATAATAAAGATAAAAGCGATACACATTTTATTTATCTATTTACCAATAAATTTTTTAAGTTCATGAAGCCCTAGCTCACCAGCTCCAAATCCTATCCCCATTGCAAATGGCTTGCTTTTTGTCACTTTTAGTAATTTTTCCCTATATCCTATCATTGGATGTCTATATTGTCCAATTTTTGACATAAATTTTTCTTCATTCGCTATTTTTGTAGCAAATTTAGAAGGCCTTAAATCACCTGATTTTAATGCTTTAATGGATTTGCTATTTAAATAAGGAATGTATTCTTCTTTATAACCTTTTCGAGCATTATTATATTTTAATGCTAAATCTGAACTTTTATTTCTAGAAAATCCATTCATCATTGATTCCCTAAGTTTATCAGACAAATTTAATGCCTCATCTTTAGCTTCTCTTTCTAATGTATTTGAAGGTCTTCCAATTGAACTTGCGTATTTACCTAAATCTGATTGAGCATTATGAGCGTTTTCTAAAGTTGGATTTTTTTTAAATTCATTTAAAGAGTGTAAATAATCCTTACTTCCACCTTTTTTTAATATTGAATAATTAAATTTTGGTATTTCAATACCAACATGTGCAATATTTCTATTTTTTGCCTCATTAAATATCGAATTAAATTCTTGATTGTAATGTTTTTCAGTTGATTCCATACCTTTTAATACATCTTTGGCAATCATTTTAGAATTTAATGGAGTTGATTTCCCAAGAACACTTAAACCTATTGGAGTTAATCCTCCTAAAGCTCCAGATAAAACTCTTCCTTCACCTTCTTTGTTTTCTCCTAAACCAAGGCCTGATAATGTTCCTGTAGCTGCTTTTGAACCAATAGTCCTTGCTCCAGTTTGACCTAGGACTTTTGCAATCAGACCTTCTCCTGATAAATACGCTGGAATTTGAGCCCCTAACTGACCTAAACCAAATAATAACTTATTTCTCATATTAGGTTCTAAATTCTGCTCAAGTTGTGGATGTGGCAATCGAATATCCTTGCCTATTAAACGACTTAATGGATTCAAAGCAATATTTCCAATTGATGCAGATACATCGCCGATTCCTTGAGCAGCCCCTAATCCAATTGGATACGTTATATTAGCGGCTGCTTCTATACCTTTAGACAAACCAGGATGACGCGATACCATCTCGGCTAGTTTATATAAATAAGGATGTTGGGATTGGATTTCCTGTGCTTTTTGCATTGAATCATTTATTCCTGATTCAGAAAATAAATCTCTTTTTATTGGCTCTATACCTGCCTCAGCAAATAAATCTCTAGCCATTATATAATCCTTTTGCTTTTAATTGATTTTTTACTTCCTCAACACTTATTCCATGTTTTTGTGCGGTATCAATAATATCCTGTTCCGTAAACGCTTTTAAATTAATCGTTTTTTTGGGATTTAATTGATTTTTAATTTCTTCTCTAATTTTATTGCCATCAATTTGTTGGTCTGCTAGTTTACTGGCTTGATTAGGGCTATACCCTTGTCTAATTAGATCGCTAGTTAATGATGAGCGTTGAGTAAGCAATTGATTCATTAAAGATAATGATTTTATTTTACCTTTTGCAACATCTACTGTATCTGAACTATTTGGCTTCATAGAATTTAATAATCCTTGTTCTCCTACTCTAAATGAACCTTTAAATTCTCGTGCAGATTTACGAATAATATCCCCAGTCAATGTATTAAATTGTCCAACCATATCTTGTTGTTCTTTAGTTCCAAATTTTGAATACCAGCCTAATTCATGTTTTCCTAATATTGCGTGCTGTCTCATTTGTTCAAATTCAGGTGATGCTATGATATTTCCAACTTCATTATATGTATCTTGAATATCACGGCCTGCAATTGCGGCATTTTGATAATTTGTAGCAATCTTAACATCTTCTTTTGTAAAAGCTTTTTCTCGTTCAGAAGGACCTATTTTTGTTGAAGTCAATCCTGATAACGGATTAACGGAAATTAATTGTCCATCAGCTGTTTGATGATATACAGGCATTTTCATTAACGCTGCTGCCATATCTGCTTGAGGATTATATTGTCCTGTTTGTGTTTGTGGCGCCTGCTGCCCTCCTTGCATTTGCTGGGCATAAGGAGGCATCCCATGGCCTTCTTGATATGAAGGCATTTGTTGTCCTTGATTTTGAGGCATACCACCTTGTTGAAACCCCCCGCGCATTGCAAAATTATATAAATTTCCCATTTGTTGTGCTTTTTGAGCGTTTGCTTGAGCTTGAGCGGCTTGCGATTGTAATAATCGTTGGTTCCAAGGAACCAACCCTAACTGTGCTTCTTTCATGCGCCTTTCAAGCGGCATCATTCCTAATTGCCCTTGACTTAAAGCAGTCTGCGCTTTCTGTGCCTCCAATCCCTGCATTGCTTCTTGTTCAGCGTATTTTGCTTTAGTCGAATTAATTGCATTGCTTAACTTTTGAGCCAATAAGTTTTCAGCCAATATCTTTGGTGAGGCGCCGAGATTAAATCCTTTTTGCATAGCGCCAATATAGTCAGGCACGCCCATGTCTTCAGCGGTTAATTTAAAAGGTATACCAGGAATATTCCAAGGCATTCTTAACTCCTGTTATTTATTCCAAGCACCTAGCAGAGCACCCAAGCCACCAAAGATATTTTGACCCATTGCTGACCTGCCCGCATTTTTTCCTGCCTGACCACCATAAGCATATTGTGCTTGTTGGCCTAACGTGTTAGCCAACCCAGACGCATAATCGGTTGCCGCGCCATAACCCATTTGATTTAATCCACCAAGCCCTTGTAAACCTGAGCCATATAATCCCAAAATGTTTTGCATGTAATTGCCAAAGTCCTGTGAGGCTAGATTATTAGCCATCGACATTTGATTCTGTTGATTAGCTGGCGTTCCAAGCATACCACCGGCTGCTGCGGCATTACCGCCAGCTTGCATCGCTTGGTCTAGCGCAAATTTATATCCTGGTGATTGCTGATAATTTTGTCCTAGTTGACTATATAACTCACCAGGATTACCTAGCAATTGCGAGATTTGTGATTGCAGGTCGCCTAAGGCACCTTGTCCTGCTTGTATATAGGGATTGTAATAGGGTAATGTTGCGCCTGGAATTTGATTCAAATAGGGCATTGCAGCATCAGCTGGATTTTTTTGCTTTCTTCCAAAAAGTCCAGCACCTAAACCTGCTCCAGCCAATCCTAGGCTAATCGGGTCAAATGGCATGACAATTCCTTATGTCAATGTAACGTTTTAAACTAATGTAATGGTTTTAAATTTTGGCGGCGTGGATGGATAAGTATTATCATCACGAACCGCTATCATTACCTTATCTTGAGTATAATCGCTTGGATGTTTAACATACAATATGGTGCCAAGCTCACAGGTATACGTTCCTTGGCTATCCACATTATCTTGTATTGTTGTTTTATCTGCATCATTTTGAGTTGGCGACACTAACCCCTCGTTACCCATGTAATTTTGTAATGAGGTAATTAAAGCCTGCCTAAAAGTTAATTCATTATCCGTTGGATGTCCGTTTTCATCGACTAATTTTCCCATTGGTAAATTGGGAATGCGAATCGGCTGTTTAGATTGGTCAGTCATTCATATGCCTCCACAATGCCATCAAACACAACAAATCGCCCAAATCCACAGAACTGCAAAAGAAAACTTGCGTCATTGGCTATTCCAAGCCGCTGGTAGATAAACCGTGATTTACGGTTTCCTGTTAAATTCATTTCATTACGCCAAGCATTGCCAAATGTCTGCCCACCATCGCGCGATATTGATAAATCAACGGCTTCAGACAGCGTGGAATAAGTAAATGCTTCGCTGTTTTCTACGGCTAACTCAAAACCATCCTCAGTTAATAATGTTGCTGGAACTTCGGTTGCAATGGTATCAGCCAATTCATTGGCATTAATTGTCGTCGTTGTTTTTATATTCTTTTCGCCATTTTCAATCGTAAAAGCCAAGCTTTTACCGATAAAATAACGTTGTGTATTGAATCGTAATGGTGGCGTAATACGTACTCGTGGGATTTCTCGAATATCATCATCTGAATAAATGGCATTGGTGTATTTTGTATCAAATTGATAAATGTTTCCATCTTTAAGGCTAACAAAATAATAAGAACCATTAAAAAAGACTACTTCACGTGCGGGATGGTAATTAAACGTATCATCCGTAATCGTTGAAAATTCTTTATTATTGAAGTCATAGGCAAATGTAATATTATCATCAGGAAATGAAAATTGATAAAGTAAATGCCCGTCTTGTCGAAACAAAAATCCAGTGCAATTGGTTGGATTGGTTAATTGCGCTAATACAAAATCAATACCGTCCGTTGAAATGGATTGTACTCCATTACCTCCAGTAACCATGATTGTAGGTCCAGATTGTTCATTAGCGCCAAGCCATACCACAAAATTATCAAGCTCTGCTATTGATGAAGCATTTAAACATCCGTAATCTAGATTAAACGTTGAATTACGTTGATATGGGAAAAGAGCCAAACCTAAGTCTTGCCATGATTCAGCGACTGTTGTACCAAAAACCAATACATTATTCCCACCGCCTGGAACAGGCACTACAGCTTTAATCGTGCAAGGTTTGCTTTGTAGCGTTCCTACAAATGGCGCTGTATCTGACCATGTCAGCGCATCATTAAATGCCGATAACACCCAACGCTGTGTATTTTCAAGCGCAATAATTAATCGTCCATTTTGAAAACTAATATATCCTGGGTTTGTATTTGGGAAAAATGTTGTCCATGTTGGAATGCCACCTCCTGGTGCGGATGATTTAAATGTACCATCATCATAATTATAAACATAAATATTAACGCTATCAGTAATGCAGATTTGCTTGCTTGTATTTTCTGCAATATAAACATCGCCTTCGGATGTTGCCAGCGAGCCAACTAATGTGGACTGAAATATACTCATTGATGTGGGAATTAATGGTTGAATTATTCGATAAACACCATTCCCAATAACGGCTATCATTAAATCACCAGTAAAGCTTGCGTATAATGCCCTTCCAAGACTACTAGATTCTACAGAAATAACATTTTTCCATCCTGAGTAAGGAACTAATGCGCCATCACTGATAATCATATTGGTAGTATTTTCTACAGATATTTTAGGATAACGACCAAAGCGCGTACCTCCGACAATCTTAAGCGGAATTTCTTGTATTTCTTGAGTTGCTGTACGCTCAGGCATTAAATAGCTCTATTATTATACTAATTGTTAAAAAGGTACCCATCCATCTGACAAATTTATAAGCTGCCAGTCAATGCCAATACGCTCACCAAAGAAGTTTCTGGAACGAATAGATAAATCAGGAGGATTGATGTCCATGAGTTTTTTTCGTATTTCTTTGAACTTTTGCGTGGCCATGGCCGGGAAGTTTGCGCCGTACTCAGAGCAGAGATATTCCGCTAACGCATAACGCAAATACTCAATATAATAAAGGTCATAAGTTGTCGATAAATCCGTCGTTAACGTAACATCCGTTAACCCGTATTTCCCTGATAAGTTCATGACATACGTATCAGCTGGTAAAAAATAGAGAAATATTCTTAACCCACCTAATTCACGTTCAATCCGATAACAAAACGGTAATGACTGAATATTATCCACGCGAGCAGTAGCAAAATATTCTTTACGCGTCATTTCGCGCAATGGATAACGTACTGGGCCAATATTGAATGTTAAGGCGTCAATATATAATAGGTTAGATACAAAATAATCCTCTTGCCCTTGAACGCAATTAAATGTGGCGCGTCTAAAATATGGAATCAGTCTTAAATCACTTCCTTTAACATCCAGAAGCGCATTGAGAAGGTAAAGGCCTTCTGCGGTTTGTGTATTGGTAACGGTTTGTAACTGCGGCGATACAATCTGCGAGAGATTGTATGCGCGCGTTATCAATTGGAGCGCGGTATAAGCCATGTTATACCATCCTTGCTTTATAGAATAAAATTATATCCAGCTACATCAATCGCCACAGCATCCCCAGCATTTGAAACTTGATAAGCAATTTTAGGTAAGCTACTTGATAATTTAGCATACATATACGAATTGCTAGTGACGATAACGCTAGTAACCTGGCCAGTGATTTTGATTGGAGAGCCTGTGCCACCAGCAGGTTGCATCTCTAAAGTACGACTAGCGGCACCTGGTGTAAATACGGTATACATCCAAACAGGAATATTATCGACTTTTGGAACTAATGCCGATAAATCAACCAATCCAGTTGCAAAAGCCGTATTATTACCCGCTGTAACTGCTGTTGCTTGAGGCGCATCATACATAAATAATCGGAATGGGCTATCACCTGCTGTCCAATAGCCTTTAAGGAAATGAACAGCACCATCAGTAGCAACATAACCAATTAATGCAAACGAATTATAACCAAAAGGCATTAAAGGAGCCGTGTATGAAGTTGAAATCATTGCGCCCATATTATTGCTATTAACCACATCGGCAACGAGATAAACGGCATAAACTGTACTTGCAGCCAATGAGCCTGTGTCTAGTCCATTAATACCATTAACAGTTGCATCAATGGTAACACTTGAAGCTAGAGCCAATTGAAACGTTCCAGTTGAGTCAAGAATGCTTCCAGAACTAACGTCAAGTTTTGTATTAGGTGTCGTTGAATTGTTAGACAATTGCAACCCATTCGCATAAGCAGGAATAAAACTGCTATACGGAAAAGCACGTGATGTTTGAGTCATTATTATAATCCTTTAATAATTAGAGCGGAAATATCATACGCATTGAGTTTTCAGCCACAAGCGTTGACCCAAAGATGCAATCTCGTACATAGGCTCTATTGTCCATACCAAATTGCGCTCCCCAGTAATGCCTTAATGACGCTCCAGAATCAGGATCTTTAAAATAGACGGTTTCAAAAGGAGACTCATTAGGTAATTTAGGCATGGCCAAGTAAAATTGGTTACCTGAGTCCATCCAACCCGCTTGATGTGATGGCAGAGGCGTAAATGTCATGCCAGCCACAATGGTATTGTTAACGTTTTGGTTTTGGTTTTGAGCCCAAACTAATCCCACGCCATTAATGGTTTGAATTTTTATTGTTATTTGCCCAGCAGAAGAAGCGGCATCTTCGATAGCTCTAAATTGTACAGGTAAGCGTGTTACGGAATGACCAATGAATGTTAAGAATCTTAATTTAGCAAATCCAGCAGTATCATTAAATTGAAATAGATCACCTGCTTTAATGGCATTTGGATCGGTTCCGCTTGTTGGTTCTGAGCATACGATTTCAGTAACGTTATCACCTAATGTTCCGTTTACTGAAATTACTGTCAAAATGTTATTAGGAGCCGCAGTATCCCCAATGGTCCCAGATACATGAACCGGTAAAAGGTTACTAGAAGCCCATTCGACATCTAATCCAGTAAATCGTCCTAACTCCCAAGATGTCGCAATTTCATCGTTACGCTTGACTGCAAACTGATTTAGCCCAGAACCTACAATTGGTGGCACTAAATCAATAGGTATAACACCACGTTTTTCATGACGTGAAGCGCCATAAGCCGTGAAATTTGCCCAGGCTTGCGCTAGTTGTGTGTAAGAGTTAATTGGGTTTACGCCATCACCAAAAAAACGGTATGGTCCGCTATTAACTTGTGCTTGTTGAAATCCGGATAACTTTGGATTGTTTCCAATAACTCCTGAAACAATATTCAGTAAAATGTCTTGTTCGATTTTAGAGCCAATTTCCTCGGCAGCTGAATAACCGAATCTATCCATGTAGGTTTCAACGTTAAATATAAATTGCTCATCAGTATAACCTGCTGACGTATTAAAGGCTTGCGAGCAAATCAGAGATTGCAAACGTTGAACGGATGGTTGTTGTGTTATAACCAAGCCATCATAAGTAATAAAACGCGGTGTGGTATCAAAAGTGATTGTGTCACCTAAATTTCCTTTTATGTTATTGAACTCTTCCAATGATTTATTGGCATGTTCAATACCCCAATAGGAGTTTGACAGCCATGCAAGCTCTGCTTTGATATAGAGTTGCACGTTCTGCAAAGTATTAAGCGGTGTTGTCGTCATCTCTAAGCTCCAAAAAATCCATTTTCTGGGAGCGTAGTGGCGGTGTTATCCGTTTATTATCTGCGATTACCTAGCATACGTCGTAAATCCTTCACGGATAGTTCGCCACTACTAACTCCTGCTTTAGTGGACGGCTTTACCTGACCTAACGGATTTCGTGCTTGCGTTTCTTCGGCTTCCGCATCTTGATTTTGCTTAATAGAATTAGCGAGTGACGTCATAGCCTGCTGTGCAGCCCATGGCTGAGAATTAAAAAGATTGAGCATTGAACCCATTTTCATGGGATTATCAACAAGTTCCTTCATTATCTCACCGGTACCCTCAAGATTATTTGCCATTTGAATTAAATTGAGGATTCCAGGGTCTCTATAGTCTAAATTATTAAGTTTTTGTTCAAGGCCTGGATGCTTTTGTTCTGCCGCTTGCATTTTGCTCACAAAGCTATCAATCACTTGTTGATTTCTAACTTGTGCGACTTGTTGCGCTAAGATTTCTGGGGTTTTTTGAGCAATCAGTTGTTCGATGTCATCCCGTGATATTTGCGGCTGTTGCATCGGTTGTGATTGTTGCACTGGTTGTTGCATTTGTTGCTGGTCTTGTAATTCCATAAGTGCCTCATTGCGTCCTTTTTCAAAAGCTTTTTTACGTTCCCTCGTAATAGCATCCTGCATCTGTCTTTGGTTAAAAACAGGCTTTTGTGCGTCGTCCGAGGCAACGTTAACTTCATCCGCTTTTGATTCAGGGCTACCCAAATCTTGCGCTTCGATTTCCGTTATCTCTGTCATGTAATCCTTCCCTGACTGTAGCTCGGCGTCACCGTAATACTTTACATACGCAGTAAAGAGGCGACCAGGTTATCGTTTGGCGACGTAATTATAGCTTTGACTAACATTTTATCGATTGATTCTATTTAACACAACCTTTCTTAACCATTTTTTTTATCATGGCTCTGTCTTCTTTTTCATCCGAGTGTTTCATCTTCCCTTTTTTATTCATTTTGGCTTTTGATGCTTTTGCTTTCATTTATTGACTCCTTTATTATTATCAACGAATCCCATCCATTGGCCTATTTTTGATATTAATCTACAAAGTCTAGGTTTTTCTTCTTTTTTCAAAAAATAAATAAGTGTTTCAATGGTCTTATCATCAAGATACGCACTTGGATAATGACCGTTAGCTAGTGAGCTTAAATTTATCTCAAGAAAAGCATGCGTGTCTAAATCTTTAAACACTAATTTTCTATAAGATTCAACTAAACCTGTTTCATACCATACAATAATATTATTCATTTTGCGCCTTTCTTTTTGGGTATTTTAGCGCCAGACTTTCGTGCTTGACTTAAGCTCGCAGCTACTGCTTGTTTTTGTGGATGCCCCGCATTAACCATCTCGGATATGTTTGCAGAGATTACTTTCTTGCTCTTCCCTTTCTTTAGCGTCATTTTTATTCCTAAGTTAGAAACATATATAAATATTTTTACATTTAACTTTTTTCTTTACATAATGAGCAATATTTTTCTAATTGGTCGGTAGAATAAAAAAATTCAGAGCAACCAATACATGAAATATGTTTTTCACTAAATTTGAATCCGCTAATTTCTGGCACTTCCATTTCTTTAGTATTTTTAATAGTTTCTTTATCTTTATTTATTTTGATTCTCATCTGCATTAACTCGCTTTTCTATTATTCTACCTAGAGTAATATTCTTACAAGCTCTAACATCTTTATTGTTAATCGTCCAGCATTCGCCATTCTCATCAAGAAACACTACCCAAAATAGATCGTGCTCGCAAGAGTAATCAATTAAAAAATGTGCAACGCCACTACCTTTATTTGTTTCCATGGGCAATGGTGGATTAAGCTGTATTATCATTATTGCCTCAATATTACGTTTTTCTTGCCCCATGATGTCTAGAAAGTTTTTTAAGCGTCTCTGCCAGGCGCGCTTGCCTTCCTATCTTACCGCCCTTTGAAGCTGCCTTAGCAAGTTTTTTAGCGGGTATTTTTTCACCTTTCTTTATACCTAGTTCTTTATGCAACTTGCCTCTTGATGATGGAGGCAACGCTTTTTGTATCCATTTTTCAGCCATGACTATTCCTTGTCTTGTTCTAAAAGCTTCTTCATTGAACTGCATTTTCTTTTAAGCTTTTTAGTCGGCAGGCGCTTATAAATATATTCTAGCATCAAATGTTCTAAGCGCTTGTAGACTGTTTCCAGGGATTTCTCTGGGTCTTCGAGCTTTTCAATTTCACGTTTGCTAATAAATACGGTATTCGTTACATCTGGATTCTTGCTAGATAATCCTACTGTAAAGCCAGGCTCCAATATACGACTAAATTTAATGCTCATTATATCCACCTGGAAAAGACTGGCTTTTTAGGTTCACGTTTGTATAGATTTTTAATCATTGCTCTGCGTTCTTGCGTTGAAGCGCCATCGGTTTCCTTGTACATAGTTTTCATAATCTTCTCACGCGTGAAGCCATCACGTTCTAACTTAGCGCAATTGCCTTCATTTTCAATGTGTGAAATTGTTAATCGATATTTATTCATTGTTTAATCCCCTTCCTTGCGGCTTTGTATTTCTGCAAACTTTGCAGCGGCATCTAAGGCATGCGTTAATTGTGATGTTTGCGCCTCTTCTAAACGCACTGCTGAATCAATTTGTTCACCAGTTACTTTTGACTCGGCAATTAATAGATTGGCGTCGGCCTGTTCTTTTTCAATAGCTAACTTAGCGATTTCTATTTGATTTTCAAATTGCGATTGTTGCGCTTCTTGTTGTACTTTTTGCATTTCCACTTGCGCTCGAATCATTTGTGGATTTTGCATCATTGCTTGTTGTTGAGCTTGCATAGCCTGTTGTTTTTGTTGTTCTTGTTGAGAAATCCATAAAGGCACTGCCTCCTCAAGTTCATCAGCTGAGTAGATTGTCAGGTTTTTGACAAGAATTGGTAATCCATGTGGAGAGTTCATGAACTGATTAAATTCTGTGCTTGCTTGCATGAGCGCAATAATTTGTTGCAACGCTTGGTTTTTCTGGACTTGAAAGTTTACGCCGGCATCGATGTTGACTTTAATAGCGCGCTCTTCGTAGTCGAGATATGGGACTCCAACGTTATTAATGTCTTGGTAAGTCTTGTCACCTTTTTTATTAACGACAGGTATTGTACGCTTTCCCGTTAAGTATTTAGGCATCAAATCAACCGTAATATTAGCCATTTGGGTAAGGCCTGCTAGATAACCAACAATATAAGGCATGGCACTAGCATTGCCCTGGCTTGCTGATTCGATAATGGCTTTGCCAGAGATATAATTGTAGTTCTTGGCTTGATTGCTGCTAAACCCTGCCAGGATATTGTGCATTGTGATATCACAAGCATTAAACGTTTCCATAAGTTGCGGAGGTGCTTGAACATTGACAACTTCGCGTATTGGTTCTGGAATTGGTTTGTCTGGATTATTCTCGCTGTAAGCATTAACAACAAGCGTATTAGCTCGTTGAATGTCATTTAAAGCCTGCAAATAATCTTCTTCTTGAGGTATAGCTTCTTTTTTGATGATGTATTTATGTTGTATTTGGTTCTGCAAATAATTTCCTAAAGCAATACCAGAAAAGTTCTTTAGGTCTTGTGTCCCTTTCGCATGGTAAGCGTATGGTATACAAAAATCATAGGCTGTATTGCCAGTTCCTTGTGTAAGTTGAACTGATTCACCTGCAAAGAAAACATAAGGAAGGTAGATGTAATCGGTTTCCTCATAATCGATGATTTTATTTTCAATGACTTGATACCTGCAAACGTAATCAAGCTCTGTCCATCTAGGTTTTCCAACAACTTTTGGCATTTGCTCAAAGAAAGATTGATTCCAGTAACTTTCCAGCTTTTCATATTCTCGTTTTCGCATGACTTTGCCGTTTGCGAGTTTTACTATTTGCGTTCGTTTTTTCTTTTTCTCGTAGTAGTCGCATAAGAGGATAATCTTATCGTTCTGTTGGTTTTTGTATGACCATGTAAAGCCTTCTATGTCGCGCATGTAGCTAATGTGAGGCAAGTCTTTAATATCAAATTCTCTGACAAAATCATCTTCATACATTGGAAACACTTCGCCACAGTAATTACCATCGCCTTTGTGACTAGCGCGTGCCATAGGGTCAAATATGGTCATAGTTGGGTCAAAGACACGTCGCCAATAAATGGACTGCTCAAATGACATTGGACTATCAAATTCTGTATAGACTTTTGCAACCGAGAATCCGCCAGATATCATGGTTTTGTACATTTCGTATGAAAATGAGTCTTTGTTGGCTTGATGAATGATATGTCGCAAATGTCCTTCTACTACCTCAAGAACATCATATTTGACTGGAACGCCTTCTGCTGGGGTGACTTCTATTCCCGGTTCTTGTTTAGCAAATTCACCAAGCAAGGATGCTATATGCGCTGGCAATAGATTAAGTTCTAGTATGGGCCTATGAAGCTCTCGCAGCATCGCCTTTTGATTTTCAGAGAGTGATGATTTATAGACGTAATTACGATACTCGTGATAACGTTTAAAATTATCTTTAAAATAATCATGTGATTGTCGTATATTTTTCTTGACACGTTCCAAATCGTCAGAAAGCTTTGTTTTCACTAGACAGTCCTTGTCAGTAGCCTTAAACGGCGCTCCTTCTGCATTATTTTAGTGGCAATTGAATCATTTTGTACAGCATTTGTTAATGAGGATACGGGCATTGCAAAAGTCAAAGCAAGAGCGTCAGCGGCGTCGGGAGATCGTATTCCTCGTTTTCGCATGTCTTCTTTTTTTTCTAGTACTAATCTTGAATTTGAATCAAATGTATAACGAATGCCGCATAAGTCAGAATGTATAGAATCTAAATCAGGAACATGACATGGTTCTTCGTGAATCCAGTCTTTTAATAATCCCCACATTTCTGCGCGTTTATTGTAAAATCGTTTCTGATTAAGTGGAGTTGAGCCGAAATTGATTGCCTTGACAATTTCTTTATGACCAAGCTCTATTAATCTATCGTATATTCCAGCTCCTATTCCGCCTATATCGATAAACATTTTCTCTGGTTTTTCATCCTCAATAATTTGATGACATATGCCAACTATTTCCATCGTTGATTTTTTATTGTACATTTCTAATCCATGAGCAACACGTCCATTGCGACGTATAATTGCCGTGGAGTCATCACCGTAACGGGCTGGATCAACGCCTATTATTAGAGGTCCGTATGCTTCTGCTGTTGACTTGCGTGCTTTTATGACTATTTCAGGATCTATGAAGCAGTTTTCTCCAGACTCTTGAAATGCTTCTGTGGAGTTATTTGGGTATTCTTGTTTAAAAGCCTTTAAGCCATTGATACCGCCGACAGATAGGTCAATTATCTTCTGTCTTCTCCATGATATTTGTTCGTCATTTAGATAATAAAGTGCCTTGAGATTTTCTTCTTCTTCAGTTGGCTTGAAGTTTTCTGGTACATCACGTTTGTATTCCTCTTGCCAGTACCACGGAACGAAGATAGCTATAAAATCAGATAGGCCAGTATCAGCTATCTGATAGATTTGATGAAAGTAATTACCAATCCCATTGGCAGTTGATTCGAGTATTATCTCAGTTTCTAATGAGTCAGGAACTGCTTGCATGATTCCTTTTGCATGTTCCTCAGCATTGCTCCAAAATGCGACCTCAGAACCGTGAAATAGCTGGATTGTTGATGAGCGTCCGACCGCCTTGTTCTCTGCTGTACCTACTTTATAACCGCTATCAAGGCCGCCAAAAATTAATTCCTTAGAATTGCTTGTTGAAGCGGAAGGCCTAACAGCTTCATGGCAATACTCATGATATCTTTTGACCATTGAATACAGATTTTGAGTAGCATCTAAAGCATGAGTAAGGATGAAAGTCTGATAACCGCGATGATGTGTAGTTTTGTGATAAAAGCGTGCGCCTACATATGTAGAGCATCCTTGCTGCCGTCCTTTAAGTATGACGGCGCGCACTTTCCCTGTTCGCTTTCTTTGCTCTTCGATTTGAGCATGAATAAATTTTTGAGCTTTGTTAAGCCTAAATTGCTCTATTTTGCCGTCTTTTGTTCGTATCTTGAGACATCGCTCGGCGTAAAGCGGGAAATTTTCTTTGAGATTCTTTCGAATTTGTTTTTCACGCTCGTCCATAATGTCATGATGCAACTTCTTTAGCTAGTGGAATTGGATCTATAAGCGCAAAATGAGTAACGTCACAAAATTCAAAATCATCAAGATAACGAACCCAATAAAATTTATCACACCACTCATAGCTAGCAACGAACACTCGCTTATCATTACAAGCAACTAAATATAAAGCGCCTACAATCGGATCATACTCATCAACAGAATACCACTTCATTCTTCAAGCTCTTTAAGAGCGTCTTCTTGTCTCATGTATACAACAGAACGCGTTTCTTTTTTATCTGCCCATCCAAAGCGATTTTTCATGTTCATATACCAGCCGGTATAATTAAACTTATCATTCTCAAGTTGGGTGCGTCCAGTACGTCTCCACCAAGCTTCAGAATAGCTCTGGCCTTTTTTTATGGCTGCGGAAAATTCTGGATGCACTTTTCTCCACTCATTTATAGTGTCTGTGCAAGCGTCAACAACAAGACAAAGTTCTTCAATAGATGCGCCAATCTTCATTTCTTCAATGACAATCTCACAATATTCAGGCTTATATTTAGTGGGTCTTCCCGCAGGCATTTCAGTCTCTTTTTTTCTCTTTTTTATGTTCTTTTATATTGGGAAATAAATCTTCATTTTCTTTAGTTTCATTTGGTATTTTGACATCAATTAATCCCGTGCCATCGCAAGCAGGACAATCTTTAAGCATACCACCCATGCTATCAACCTTTCGTCTTCCTTGGCAAACCACACAACGCATATCAACTCCTTGAATATGGGCTAATTATATATAAAGGACTAATATTGCGCAATAGTTATCAACAAAAACCGTGGATAACATTGTGAATAAAATATTTTCATTAATTTTAAAAATAACACTTGCGTCACGTGACCTATTGCGTTACTATACACACATCAAGCAAACAAATGAGGAAATAAAATGACAACAGCGAAACAAATTAAACGAGATTACAAAAACAATCTAAATCAAATGTTGGCCGAAGCTAAAGTGTGGAAAGAAAATGATAGCGCTGCTTTTGGCGGAGCAATGAGATGGGAGTTTTACGGATTTTCAGATGGCTCAATGATAGAGTTTGAATTTAAAAATGGAAAATTAAGAAAAGCGGTGTAAAAACCGCTTTAAATAAAACAACTAACATAAAATTAATGAATGGAAAGGACTCCATAACAAATGAGGACTAAATGAACAAACAATTTAACTACAGCGAGCTCCAATACGACTTTTCATCCCAAATAGAATTCGTCGGGGATAATGAACAAGACATTCACGAATTAACAATAAGATACTCAGATGAAAACGGAGTTAAAAGAGAAGTAAAAAATCATTATACAGTTCACGAATTAGACGATCTATTAATGGGTTTAAATAGCTTAAAACAAGAAATTCAATTTTACTTAAGGAGAAATTATGATTTCTAGATATGATAATCTTCATGGTGATGAAGGTTACGAATGGGAGATATGTTCTAGTTACTATAGACATTATAACGTAGAATATGATGATACAGAGTACGACGACACACACAACATTGACGATGAATGTGCCGAAGATTAACAATCTAGTATTTCACTGCCCTGTTAATTGGGCAGTGACTTTATAACACACACTCTGAAAAATAAAAAGCATTAGTCATAAAACCATCGAAAAACCAATCTTACTAAAAAAATAAGTTGTGCCATTATCCCGCCAAAAAGCCCTAAAAATAACCATTCCAACTGGATGATATTACCTTTGTCAAATGCCTTGTCCAAGAAATGATGCAGTAAGAAAATTTGTATAAGAATTAAGATGCCAATAAAAAACGCAAGATATAATCGAACGAATTTATTGGATATTAATTCGTTAAAGCATTTTATTCGTTTCATAATCATACTCAATTAGCCATAAATTCGCTTTTCTTCGCCCTGAATTCTGCGATGACGGTGTTTTCGAGTGTTCCTGCATACCTAATAGCCATTCATCAATATAACGTCGCATAGCTGATTTACGGAGGTTTTGTGGCATATTAAATAAATAAGTGCTGATGTGTAATAAATCTTCATCAAGTAAATTAACATTTTGCGATTTTGCAAAGTCTATGAAACTTGTAAATAGCCAGTGTTTTTCATATTTTTGTTTAATGTATTTTAGTTGTCGGCGTTGTTTCATGATTAGCATCCATGCTAATTGATGTATTAATATTATACAAAAATATCGTGCGAAGGTCTATAAGTTTTTTGCGTATAAAAGGCGCTTGTAAAATCATACTCGCAGAAAGTACCGTTGTTAAAAGCCAAAATTGCATCAAAATTGCTGCCGTATCTGTTTTTACGGCATTTGATAACAAATTGGTTGTCATGACTAGGACAATCCTGATATGTCTCCGGCCTATCAATTCCTAGCCATAGTGTACTGGAACGATGACTACCGCTTGAATCTGCTGCGTCGGATGGATAAGGGCATCTATCGTCTTTAGCGCGTTCTGAGGGCTTACGATTGACTTGCGATAAAGCAATTACGACACAATTAAGCTCTATAGCTAAAGCCGCCAATCGTTGCGCTATATCTGCTTGTTTTAAATCATATCGTTCAAATTTCTCAGAGTTTTGGACAAGTCCTAGATAGTCAACAACGATTACTGAAAGCGGCTTTTGCATGGCTTTTAAACGCGCCGTGGTTTCGATAAACGTTATATCAGGTCTAGCACTATCGTAGATTGTAGTACTCATGCCAAGCGATTCTGAGATAGCTAAGGTGCGCTCATGCTCAGTCAACGATTCAAATCGTTTTTTTCCAATAATTCCGATATGTCTTTTCCAAATTGCATGGTTCGGCATTTCTAAACTAAAAAAAACGGCTTGTTTATCAAGCCTTGATTTTGATAATTGATGCATTAAGTAAATTGCAAAATTAGTCTTACCTAATCCTGCCCCTCCAGCGATAACAACTAATCCCTTGTTTTGAATTCCACCGCCCAATGGCTCATCAATACATTTAAGATTTGTTGGGATTTTCTCATCAAGTTCCATCTCACCTGATAAAAACTGATTTGCCAGATATTCGTAGCTTTCACCATCTTGTATTTTTGGATATTTGATTGTATTCATTTCCGTAAGGCTATTGTCTAGCATGGTTGATGCTTGTGATGGGATAGTTTCAGCAGATACGTCTATCAATGTTTTACGCATAATTCTCAACTGTTTCCGTAAAGTCGCATATTTGATCAGGGTATCGATATCAGAGTCAAGTGTATTTTTAGTAAACCATCCGTTTTTAATTAATCGCTCAAAGTAATTGAAAACTCCTACATGTGCATTATTAAGTAAATCAAGCATATTAATTACATCAAATAACTCATGATTATCATATCTTTTTTTTATCAATTTGAATATTTCTTGCGTTTCTTGTTTATAAAAACATGATATATCTAATAAAATCATCGCCTTTTGGACGTCAATCGATGTATAATCACCAATGTTGATTAGAGATCCTAATACTCTTTGTTCAACTTCAGGACTTTGTTTAATCGCCATCATTTTAATTTTCCTTATTGTCTTGCTGCAAACTCACCGTTACGTACTTTAGCGATCGTCAAGGGTCTGATTAAAGTACGTAGCGAATTATTCTTTTTGTTTCCATTTTTTGTCATATACGGCTTAATAAGCCAGCTCAATTCCGGATGCTCTCTCAAAGCTACAAGATAGCTCCTAAACGCTTCGATCGTAAAAATGCTACCCGATTCACTGTATTTTGGCCAATCGTTGCATAGTCGCTTGATATAGCCCTCTAGCTGGGCATCAACGACTCTTATTCTTGGTAAGTCTGGTAAAATTTCGTGATAGGCTGAAATTACTTCTTGGATGTGTATCTGAGATTTTAATCTTGGTTTGGATTTAGATGTGTCATTTAAGCTTTCTTTTTGTGATGTTGACACATCACCAATAATAATCTTTTTTGGTTTTTTGGTTTTAATAATATTAATATTATGGGATTTAAGATTATGGGATTTACTTAGATGTACTTCTTGTACACTGAGGTTGTTCATCTCAAGTACACCGAGGTTGTTCATCTCAAGTACACTGTTGTCAGTTTTGCGTACTGGTGAAATATTCGCCATATCATGGGGTGACATGATCGGATTGCATGTGTTCCAAATGAACAGTTCTTTAACTTCATTTTTAATGTTTACTTTTGTTAATGTTCTTTTAATATATCCTTTTTTCTTTAGTGTATTAGCCATTCGAATAATCATTTTAGAGTCATGACTTACTCCAATAATCTCAGATAATTTACGGTTTGAATAAACAACAATCCCTGTACTGGACTGCATTTGTTCAATAAGGCCATATAATCGTATTTCATTAGCGGATAAATCTTTATCAAGAAGTACATAAAATGGAATACAAGCTCTAAAATTATGTTGATTTTTTTCGGTATTTTGTTTGGATTTTTGGTACAACATGTTAATATAACTCCGTTGTTATTGTTGGTTTTTAGTAATAAAGGGTAAGCAATATCAAGTCATCAACATAATGTGCTGGAGAAATTGTTCTTCACAATCTTCTTTTAGATTAATTTTATTGATTATTTCAATGGCTTTATAACTTCGTTCTTCCACTTCTAAGATGGAAGTTTCTGGATGATTTTTTATAATGTTCTGGACGTAGCAATCTAGTAACTTTTCTGAAAGTAACATATAAAATCCTTTTTTAGTAAAAATAGCCCAATCCCGAGCAATATTTTTTAATAAACTCTTTCTTTTTAATGTAAATAAATTTAAAATTGCAAACATCTGTTAGCGCTCCCTTAAAGCGTTAATGGATTCACTAGCTAATATCAGTCTTCAACACTGGTATTACGCTTCCTAACTCTGAGGGTAGCTGATAACTACCCAAGAGTCCTATATTAAACCAAAGTTAAAAAAAATAAAATGTACGTGCAATAAAAAAAATAGCAATGAGCTACATTCCTGTTGAGTAACTTGAAGAATTCTCTTCTATATCAACGCTTAAATCATTAGATTCACTTGATGAGGTTATTTGATTTAAACATTGTGTATAGCGATTTAAGACGTTTTTAACGATAATCTGGAATTCTTCATCACTGACAACCTTTTTTTCTAAAGAAAATCTTGCAATAAAATCATTTCCAAGTTCATGAAATAATATCCCCATAAAATTGACTAAAGTATGTGGATTAGTTGGATCCATATAATCAAAGATTTTGTTCATAAATTGCTGTGCATTTTTAATTTTTTCTTTCATTTTTTGCCCTCAAAATTATAATCCTTTAATATTGATTAAAATATTTTTGAAAACATTTTTTTTGTGTCTACATATATATGTTCATTATCTTTTATTTTATTTAAATTTTTTTCTTCTCTTAAGTATAAATAACATTGCGCTATTATTTTTATTAAAACTATTAACAATTGCATTGAAAAATAATCTTCTTCTAATTCTGGATTTACATTATCAAGAAGAAATTGTATTGCTTTTTTACCCAAATCATAAGTTTCATTATCCATTGTTTTCATTTTCACTCAATATTTAATATCGGCTTTATTACTTTTATTAATACTTGTTTTAAATCAAAACTTTCACCGCCTGAAGACTCAAATTCTTTTAGATTATCTTTAATTGAGACTAATTCAAATACATGCATTGTTACTAAAACATGAAATGTTAATAATTTTGTTGCAAGGTTACATTTTTTTGATTCATCTATGAGAAAATTCATAATTTCTATGCGTTTATCTATGTCATTCATTTTTCTTCCTGTTTAACTGCAATTCTGTTATTTATTGATATACGAATATTATTTAGAACTTCTTCAGTACATACGTGAAAATCAACAATACATATTTCTTCAATGCAATCCTTATATTTTTCTGATACATTATGCAACAATGATAATGATATAATTGATATTAATGTTAATATTTTAAGATATAATTCTTTAGCAGGATGGTCACCATCTGGATCTGATTTTTCAATAATGTCTATAATTAGTCGTTTTAATTCATGATATTCAGTCATTTTTAATCCTTTAAATAAATTTATTTTGATATGGTTTTTGAAAAAAATCCATTTAATATTAAATCCTAATGTTGAATATATATTCTAAAGAAAGAATCTGTCTTTTTTATAGATTGATTTAATATATCTAACAGATTTTGTTCAGTAATCATTGATTTGTTTATTAAAATTAATTCTCGTCGTACTTCAGTGACAAGTAGTTCAATATAATTAGCTAAATAAATGGCTATTTCGCTATTTTGTTTTAATCCTTCAATGATCCATTGCAGATTCTTGCTGGTTTCGTTGAGTTTTTTTTCTGAATCGATAGTTATCCGCACGTAATGTACCTCTCGTTAGTTGTTCAATCTTCAATTGCTGCTCGTGCGGTATATATCCATTTTTTCGCCATTTCGTCGCGTTATTGCGTGAAATGTTCAAATCCTTTGTTAAACGATATGCAGAGCCAAAAAAAGTTACTGCTTCGTCAAGTGTCATATTTACCTCCGTCCACAGTTTAATAAAAAAAAAAATATTTACAAGAAATAATGTAACAAAATAGTTGACGCAACTCAATGGTTTGCGTAAACTAGATTTGTGTTGATAATTGGAGAATTAAATAATGTTAACAGAAGCACAACGTGAACGTAGAAAACATGGTATAGGAGGTTCTGATATAGCTGTTATTATGGGATTATCTCCTTATAAGACACCATTGCAATTGTATTATGAGAAAACAGGATTAATCGAAATAGAATATAAGAAAACAGAGGAACAATACTGGGGACATTTGATGGAGCCAGTGATACGTGATCATTTTTGCCGATTGCATGGTTTAACTGTATCGCAACATGATACCTTAGTTCATAAAGACTATGATTTCATAATTGGTAATATTGATGGTTATATTACTGCATTAGACTCAATCTTAGAAATTAAAATAACTAATGCATTTAAAAGAAATGAATGGGGAATCGAAGGTACAGACGTATTGCCAATAATTTATTTATTACAGGCAGCCCATTACTGTGCTGTTAAAAATTGTAATAAAGCCATTGTTGCAGTTTTAATAGGTGGCAATGAATACCGAGAATATAATTATACACGTGACTTAGAAATTGAAAATGAAATTATTAAAGCATGCATTGAATTCTGGGATTGTGTAAAAGAACGACGAGAACCTGAAGCATGTACGATTAATGATTTAAGAATAAAATATTCACGTAACGATCCAGAAAAAACGATTCAATATAATGTTGAAATCAATCAAGAAATACAGCCGTTATATGATGTTAAGCAACAAATAAAGCGTTTAACAGAGATTGAAGAACAACATAAATTCAATCTTATGAATATTATGAAGGATGCTGATTGCATAATAGATGAATCTGGAAAAACAATTATTACATGGAGAGCTAACAAAAATGGACAACGTGTTTTTAGATTAGCAGGAATTTAAATTATGAATCAACTAGTTAAAACAGATAATAAAATAATCAGTTTGTGGGAAAATGACGAAAAACTTAAAGAAATTAGAAAACTATTCGCTTCTAATTTGACAGACTTAGAATTTGAGTTTTTATGTGGCATAGGGCAGTCAACCGGATTAAATCCTTTTCTACGTGAGATATGGTCGGTTAAATACGATAAAAGTAGACCCGCTCAAATTTTTATAGGTCGCGATGGATATAGAAAAGCGGCTCAATCTCACAGTGATTATGATTATCATCAATCGGATGCCGTCTATTCAAACGACAAATTTCAAGTAATCAATGGTGAAATAATTCACGAATACACTTTGAAAAATCGCGGTGATTTAATTGGCGCATATTGTATAGTAAAACGACATAAATCAACACGGCCTATTTATGTATTTGTAGATAAAGATGAATACTCAACAGGACGATCATTATGGAATGAAAAAGATGGAAAGCCCGCTACAATGATTAAGAAAGTAGCAGAGTCACAAGCGCTTAGAGCCGCTTTTCAAGACCTTTTAGGAGGCACATACGGCGAAGAAGAATATCAAAAAACATTTGATTCAGAATCAGAAAACGTTATTGTCATAAATAAGCAATCAGGGACAGAATGTTTAAAAGACATTTTAAAGAAGCGAACAGGAGAACTTAACAATGAAAATATTATTGAGATTAATAGCGAGTATGAAGATTCGCAGAATTCGCAAGAAACAATCAAAAACAATAACAATGAATCAATGGCTGAAATTGGAGAGGAAGAAAGTAAAATATCTAACTCGATAACTGATTACCAATTAGATCTAATTTCTTCTTTAATTTTTAAAAATGGTTTATCTGATGAACGCCTTAAAAAAGCGTTTGAATATTATAAAGTAGACAATTTAGAACAATTAACAGAATCACAAGCAAATGATTTTTATACGCAATTGAGAAAAATATAAATGTTTAATCGTGTACAGCTAATAGGTCGAGTTGGAAAGATTAAAACAACTCAAACAAAAAATAGTAAAAATGCTACATTTATAAGCATGGCTACTAATAAAAGATACACTAATTCAAAAGGTGATAAAAAAGATCGTGTAATATGGCATAATGTGCACTTATATGATGCATTGTCCGAATTAACGACAAAATATATTAAGGTAGGTGATTTAATATTTATAGAGGGTGAATTAGAATTTTATCCTTCAAAAGAAACTAATTCAAAAGGACGAGAAATTCAAATAACATACATTAGTGCACAAAAAATTTTATTTTTACCGTCAGGAAATAAAAAACAAGAAAATTATATTGAAAATAATATAATTGATAATATTGAATTTACTTTATAGGAAAAAAATATGAAATATGTGATTGTTAGAACTTGCAATGCTGGTGTATTTGCCGGATATATTGAATCTCGAAATGGACAAGAAGTTGTAATGAAAAAAGCCAGAAGATTATGGTATTGGGATGGTGCATCATCACTTTCGCAATTAGCAATGGAAGGTGTAAAAAGACCTGAAAATTGCAAATTTCCTTGCGAAGTTGATCGAGTAGAATTATTTGAAGTAATCGAAATACTAGACGTTACTAAAGAAGCACAAGAAAATATAGGTAATGTACCAGTATGGAAACAATAATTGAAAAACTAAGTTGTGGTTTAGGTTCCGGTTACGGTTCCGGTTACGGTTCCGGTTCCGGTTACGGTTCCGGTTACGGTTCCGGTTCCGATGACGGTGACGGTGACGGTTACGGTTATGGTGACGGTTTCTGTGACGGTGACGGTTTCGGTTCCGGTTTCCGTATAAATGCTGGTCATGATGACGGTTCCGGTGATGGTTAATAACAAGTTTTTATAAGCAAACAAATATGTCAATGAATGGAAAAATAAGTTCAGGTTATGGT